AAACTATCTCTTCTCATATTAATTTAATCTCCTCTTCGGTATCTAAAGAAATACTCGACGAGTTTCTTTTTAATGTCACTGTCATATTATATTCTCCAGTTTTTAGGTCGTGCACTATATTAGTTACTAAGTATTTTCCAGATTGGACTTTATTAACTCTTCCTTCTATCTTACCTTTTTCTGTGGTTTCGGGAAGTTCTATTTCTATTACCATTCCCACATTTAATCGAAAGTCGCCCGGAAGTAATATAGTATGTGATTGGTATTCTAAATTTTCCAAGTGGGAATATATTTTTCCTGTATTGTGATTCTTTTGTTGTGCACTATAGTTTTCTATTTCGTCGAAAGAACTACTATTCAGATTGACAAAAAAGTTTTTTGATTGTGGAAAATCTAAAAAGCTTTTCTCTTTTATTTTATTATTTTGTTTTAGATTAGGAAATGGTTTATTATTTTCCAAATGAGTATTCTTATTATAGGAATATTTGAATTCTTCTTTACTAGTTTTCTTTTCCGCCACGTCGAATAGGTGTGTAGTAGATGCGTAAGCGCCTTCTTGGAGTCCCATGAACTTAGATATATTATAATCAGAAGATATTTCTACTATTCTCGTTCTCATTTCTTCGAACCCTTCTATCGATTCAGAATTTTTTGTGGACGCTTCTCTTAAAAAATATTTATCGAAAGGTTCTTGGTCTATTAATTGTTTTAAACTTTTGAATTTTATTCCATTTGTGAAAGTTTCATAGAAATAATAAGGAGTCCCATCATCTACAGCGTTTGCGGTAAGAAAATTTATCGCGGAAAGTGGTTTTAATTTAGGAAATACTCCTTTCATTTGTGGTGTCGCGGTATCTATATCTAGTTTTTCATTAGGGATATCCAAATCACTTGTACATATATTTTTTATCGTTTTTCCTACACTTCCACTGAATGATTTCCCCAAAGAGACTACTTGATTAGTGAATATATGCGGAGAAACACACCTCATCTGATACGTCGTCAAACCACGTTTTTGTTTAACAAAATTCAATATCTCAATTATACGACATTCGAGTGAATATTTTTCTTTTCCGTAGTGGGCGTTCTTTTCAAATTCAAAGGAAATTTTTTCATTCCCAGAAAGTCTTAATCTTTCTATATAATTTTCTGTATCACCGACAGAAACGATAAATTCCAGTGCGTTACTCTCAAGATTTTCTATGATTTCTACTCTTGTCACCAAAAAATTTATATCAAAGTCAAAACCTTCTGAAGTTTTTGTATTATTAGTAGTAAGAATGACAGATTTCCTATTATAGGAATTTGGTAAAATTGTAAAAATATTTGTGGACTTCTCACTCATAAGTTATTTTTTTAAATGTTCAGAATTTTTTCAAATTCCGAGACAAAATCTCCTATAAATTCTGGATTTATTACTCTTATTTTTGACCTTTCGTCGTTGAGTTCTTGAATGTACTCTCTATTAGTCATAATAGTTAATGCAGTTTCTGATTTTGCCAATCTTTCTGATGGAATATTTAATTCATTTTCCAATCCTTCTTCTATTGCGTAAGAAGGTTGATATAAATTTGAGATAGTTCCTGTACTTCCCTCGTCCAAAGGAGAAGGATCGTTAATAAATACCTCATTAGTATAAATTCTTTTTTCTATTTTTCCTGTTACGGGATCTGTTTCGTTAATATAATAGTGATGTGGTGCATCAGCGTATGGATATACTATATGAGTTTGGATGGAATCGTCTGTCGTTCCTCCTTTTACTGATTCTTTATTAACTCCATCACCAATAAATGCAGCGTTTCCACTTCCTAACGTCACATTTTGGACTATAAGTTGATTCATATCAATATTTTTTCTTGTCAAAGTTCCAACAGCGCCAGAACTTCCTCCCGTAATCGTTTCTCCTAACTGAAATTTTCCAGAAATAGAATTATTTGTTCCTAAAATTCCATTATCGTCTGGTAATACAGAAGGATTACTCGTAATTGCAAATCCATTATACTCAGTATTTAAATATTCCAGTAAAAGTTCTTGTGACATGGGCCAAACTTTATATCCATCGTGAAGAAATTCATTCACAACAAAAAAAGTCCAGTAGAAATTTGGATTTTGATATAATCTTTGAGAAACTATATCTGGTCTTTCTCCATTTTTTACTTCGTACTTCATATACAAAGAAGGAGAATCGACAAATTTTTGGAGAGGTCGCACACTTCTATAGATATCTACTATTTTTTGAATTGTTCCTGTACGATTTATGTCATAATCTACTTTTGGAAATAATTTAAAGAAACTCATATTATCCTCCTATCTCTAATTCATCATATAAAGTATTCGCAAGTACTCTTCTTTGTTCTACATTATCTAAATCATTATCGTCGATATATAAATCTTGTCTTACGAGTTGTCTTTGTTCCTGGAATCCTAAAGAAATGGAAGTATCTGTCGGAGCGCCATCTTTAAAATACATATTTCCACCTTGTTGATTATAATTAGTATTTAATGAAGTTAAATAACTATCTTTTATTGTAGGGAGAAACTTATTTATTTTTCCATCTGGAGTATGAAAACTAATTCTAAAGAGTGGTGGATATTCTAATGCAAATCCTGTTCCTATTTTTCTAGGATACATAAATTTCCTAAATGTGTTTTCTATTTTTCTAATAATATCTGATTCTTTTTCAGTAGTGGGCATTAACTGGAAGTTAAAATTAAAATTTCTTATCTGCATATCATTAAAAGTCGCGGTCGACATATTATTTACCGCCACGTTATTAGTTACTAATCCTACTTGAGTGGCACCTTCGAGTGTACCACCAGTCATTTGATTAAGTACCGCCGCCGCTATCGCGATTGATTCTCTATCTTTTCCTTTTACGTTTTCTCTGACCTGTTCTTCAGTCTGTCTATTTTCTTCAAAAGCCTTTATCGCACCTAAGTTTATAGAATCATAAGACGCACCATCAGCTATTTGGAAGTCCATAGGTAGAAAAAGATTAATTGATTTACTCGAACCCATATCCATTTTACCAGTTTTTGCGACTCTTGTTCTTATAAGAAATCTGACAAAAGGTCTATCCTCTACGTTTAGAGGAAATCTTAATGAATTTTCGTTATCTTGTGACATATTTTTCCCTTATAAATAGTATAGTAATTAATTAACTACAAGAGTATTTATAATGGCTTATAAAGGGAAATATACAATAAAACATAAAGATAAGTACCTCGGTGATCCTACCAAGGTCGTATATCGTTCGTTATGGGAAAGACAAACATTTAAATGGTGTGAGAAAAGTCCCAAAGTAAAAAAATGGAACTCGGAAGAGATAGTAGTTCCTTATAAATGTAAAACAGATAATAAACTCCATCGTTACTATGTGGATTTATTAGTAGAGTTAGAAAACAAAGAAATTATTTTAGTAGAAATTAAACCTAAAAAAGAAACAAAACCACCTAAAAATCCCAAAAGAAAAACTAAAAGATATGTTAATGAAGTAATGACATATATTAAAAATACTTCTAAGTGGGAGGCCGCTAAACAATACGCGGACCACAAGGGATGGAAATTTCAAGTTTGGACAGAAGATACTTTATCTAATCTTGGTATCAAACTTCTGAAAGGATAGTATAAATACTTATATGGCGTCTTTATTCGATACATTACAGGCAAACGCACAAAGGGCTGGGATTACCGCGAGAACTCGTGCGTCCAAGAAGTGGTTTCAAAAGAATATTGAGAAACTAAAAAAACCTTCCAGGTCGGCGTTACTAAAGGACCCTGCACTTGATCCTGTAAGTAAAGAGTATAGGGGAAATATGTATATGTATATTTACGACCCTAAAGGAAAAACAGAATTACCTTATTACGATAGATTTCCATTAACTATTATGATTGAAGGATATAAAGATGGATTTTTAGGATTAAATTTACATTACTTACGACCAGATATTAGGGCCAAATTTTTAGAAGAGTTAATGAGATTAGCGCCTGGTAATGTAAGAGAGAACACAAGATTATTAAAGGCCAAATATAGTTTATTACAATCAACAAGGAAGTTTAAAGAATTTAGACCCTGTATAAAAAGATATTTAGGGACTCAAATTAGGTCTCGATTAGTAAGAGTTCCCATGACAGAATGGGAAATCGCAATCTTTCTACCAACTGAACAGTTTGTGAAACAACAAAAAGGTGCGATTTGGAATGAAAGTATTAGAATCGCGAGAAAAACATAATGGCCAGTATAGATAAATTAAAATCAACAATCACATCTCGTGGAGGAATGGCACGAAAGAATAGATATAACGTATTTTTTACTCCTCCTACTATGTCACTATTAAATATAAACCCACAGGCGATTTTATCTAATGTGTTGTCTGGTCAGGGAGTTAGTGTTGGAACTTTAATAAATGATCCTAGAGATATATCACTACTATGTGATTCAGTACAGTTACCGAGTAGAACAGTATCTACTATGGAATATCAAGACCAATTTCAAGTTATAAAAATGCCCTATACCTTCGCTGATGGTGAAGTTACTATAGGTTTCTTACTAACCAAAGATTATTATATGAAAAATTTATTTGATAATTGGATGGATAGTATTATAAACGCACCTGATGAAGAGGGTAACTCGGTCCCTTATCAGTTGGGATATAAAACCGATTACTCAACGGATATAATTATTCAACAGTTAGATGAACAAGATATACCCGTTTATGGAGTTAAGTTAATAAATGCGTTCCCTACCTCTATCGGCCAAATAGATTTAGGGAACCAAAGCGAAAATGAATTTTCCAAAGTAGATGTTACTTTTGGATATGATAAATATGAAGTAGAAGGACCATTAAGTAGTACTATATCGCAACTTACTTCTGGACTTTCTATATTTGGATAATATTATAGGAGAATAATTATGGGATTACCCCAAGTGAATGCGTCCAAGTACGAGGCGATTATACCAAGTACTGGACAGAAAATAGAGTTTAGACCCTTTTTAGTTAAAGAAGAAAAACTCCTTATGGTAGCTTTAGAATCAAAAGATAATAAACTTATCGTAAGAACTATGAAAGATGTATTAAATTCGTGTATCTATACAGATGTCGATATTAATACTTTTACTACTTTCGATTTGGAAGAGCTCTTTTTAAGACTTCGATCCAAATCAGTGGGAGAGAAAGTAGAACTAAAATTAAAATGTGAAGAATGTAATTATGAAAACCCACAAACAGTTAATCTTGATGAATTAAACGTTGAGGTTAATCGAGAAAGAAATAATGTTATTATGATTAATGACGAAGTTGGTATTGAGTTTAAATATCCATCTTTAACTGATTTAGAAAATCTTGATTCATCTGATGGAAAAGATACGAAAGAACAACTTCAAGTCATGAGTCATTTAATTATTAAGAGTATTAAAAGTATTTTTGATAATGATAATGTTTATCCGGCAGTCGACCAAACAGACGAAGAGTTGGAAAACTTTATTGATACTTTAAATTCTGGACAGTTTAAGGAGATTACAGACTGGTTAAGTAATATGCCTGGACTAGTCCATAACATAGAATATAAGTGTAATAAATGTGGACACGAGAACAATCTGGAGTTAAGAGGTCTCCAAAGTTTTTTTACTTAGGCCTTTCACATGATAATCTCGTAAACCATTATAAAACTAATTTCGCGATGATGCAGAATCACGGATATAGTTTAACGGAATTAGATAATATGTTACCATGGGAAAGAGAAATATATGTCGCCCTACTAATAGAACATATAAAAGAAGAGAACGAGCGCAATAAGGCTCAACAGTCAAAAAATAGAGGATAAAAAAAATGGCAGAAGATAATAGAAGAAATGAAGTTGAATTAGACTTAGAAAAGTATGATAGTCTGATTAATAATCTTCATGAAAAAGAAAAAGAAATCG